GGTCTTACTCTGCCTACTACATCGGCTTTCGCTCCGCTTTTGTCGAACTGTAAACTGACTGCTGGTAACTGCTGGCCGCGCGGTAGCGCGGCCTAAAGAAAGAAGGTAATGCAAATGGCAAAAGTATTGACTGACGGCAAAATATCAATCGGCGCGTATATGTTCCCAGATAGAAAACGACCGGTCTTGTGTATCTCTGAGGGTAACGAGGTCGTCGTGTATGGTACCTTTAATACCGTCGAGGGCGCGGATAAATTTATGACCGCTCTCGGTAAACTTGTTAACGCTAAATTTGAAAAGGAGATTGAGACTGAATGAGCTTAAAAGAACAGCGACAGAAAAAGGGCTTGACCTTGCAGGAGCTCGCTAAAAAGAGCGGCGTGCACTATGTCAAGATTCATCAGATTGAAACCGGCAGAATTAAGCCGGAAAACATGACGCTCAAAAATGGTGTCAAATTGGCAGACGCCCTCGACTGTCACCCTCGTGAACTGCTTGAAACTGGAGAAACCCAGTAGAAGCGCATAGCAAAATTGCTTAAACTCCGGTTGTTTTGTCGGCATACAAATTTAAGCGATTGCGCTATAATTATAAATGTAAGAAACAAAAACACGGAGGTAATTCAAATGAAATACGTACATGTAACAAAAGGAACAACCGCAACAATGCCTGAGCCTAACGTCCTCGTGATTGACGGCACAAACGAACGCCTTGAGGTCAGCGACATCACGCTGCGCCGCTGGTGGAAAGCTGTTGAGGAGGAAAAGACCGAGCCTATGAAAATGAGTGAGACCATTATCGCTCTTGAGACTCTGTTTGACAAGCTCAACGGTATCTACTTCGAGGGCAAGCTTCCCAGACCGGTTATCACGGTACAGTCCTCACCTAAAGCCTATGGTCACTGCACCACAAAGCAGATTTGGAAGTCTGAGGACTCCGCTATGTATGAGATTAACCTCGGCGCTGAATTTATCAATAGACCTATGGCTAATACCGCAGCTACCCTCTGTCATGAGATGGTACATCTTTATTGCTTGGTCAATGAGATTCAAGATACTTGCCAGAAAGGTCGCTACCACAACAAGACCTTTAAGGCTGAGGCAGAAGCTCGTGACCTGCAAATCGATTATGACCGCGCAATCGGTTATTCTATCACCAGCCCGACAGACGCCTTTGTGGACAAGCTCAAGGCAAGTGGTTTTGATATGAGCGTTAGATTCGCTCGCGTTACGCCGCAAAAGAAAGCAAGCTCTGAGCGCGAAAAGCCTCACAAATATATTTGCCCTGTTTGTGGACAGGAAGTCAAGAGCACCGCAGACCTCAGAATCAAGTGCGCAATCTGCGACGTTGATATGGAAAAGGTCAACTAAAAACACCAGCCTCGCTGCTGGCAATAACGCTGGCAGCGAGGACGGCAGCAGCTCGTGCAGCGCTAAGCGATAAAGCTGTCAGCAGAATCAGCAGCAATCAGCAGATACCTGCTGCTCGAAAAATCCTTTGTTTTCAAGGCTTTGGAGGCTAAATCAGCAGAATCAGCAGTTTTTTCTTATAAAAATGAAAAATGTATGATTAGAGAGAAAAGGGTATATAAAAATTCTCAAAACGTACTTTTATAAATTATATAAGAAAAATCTGCTGCTCTGCTGCAAAGCAAAAAGCCCACCGGTTAAAGCGGGCTTGTTAGATGTGAAGCCAGTACGAATCCGTAAGGTAGAATGATAAGCTCTACTTTAGGTGTTCGACCAGCGATTAAATTGGTGGAGCTGATGATTCGCTCGTCGAACTCTTGCCCCTCGATTTTTTCAAGGTCTGTGGACTGCAATTTTCCGTCTGGATTTGAGATATTAAAGAATATTCTCAGGGTATCATCGTAGACGTAGACCTCAGCAACAAAGCAAGTGATAATGCGCTTGTGATACTCTTGCTCGGTCTCATTCTCAAACGGCTCGAGATACTGCATAAGCATAAAGAGAATTTGGTCCTCGTCAAAATCAAGCTTCTTGCTTTTGAGGTACGCAATCTCACCAAGTAAAACGGTCTGCTGCTCCTCGAGCTCTTGTAGCCGTTCTGGCAAGGTTTTTGTACTGGTACCTGATTCTATTGCTTTAAGAATATTCGCGATTGACTTCTTATTGTCAGCAAGCTGCTTTTCATACAGAGCAATCTCTGCAGCGGTATCATTCTGGCGCTCTTGTGCCGCGTATACTTTTTGAGCCAGACCCCGCAAGACGTCCTCTTGCAAAATGTAGTTGACAGTCAAGTCAACGACGCTACGCTCAAGCCCATCTTTCGTGACCTGCTTTTTATCGCAGCCACGTTTGCCGCGAGCGTTAGCGCAATAATAGTAATACCACTTGCGACCGCTCTTGCCGGTACCGCTGACCCCCTGCATAGCCTCTTTACAATGACCGCAGAATAAGCGACCGGCTAAAAGGTATTCAGCTTTCGGAGACTTTGGCTTTTTACGGGTCCTGCGTTTTTCCATTTCTCGTTGAGCGAGAGTAAATACCTCGTCTGAGATAATACGAGGCATACCATCCTTGACGAAAATGTCTTGATACTTATACTCGCCGATATATTTACGATTTTTAATAATACGGTTGATACTATTCTTATTAAAAGGATTGCCTTGCACCGTACGCAGCCCACGCGAGTTTAGGAGCTCACAGATGGCCGCATTTGATTCCCCTTTGATATACATATCAAATATTATTTGGACTGTCTGGGACGATTCTGGGTCAATCTGGAAGCGTTTCTGGTCGTCCACGTAATAGCCGAGCGGTCGGCCGCTGCCTATGCTCTGGCATTTGAGCGCGCTTTCAGTCATTCCGCGCTTGATTTTCTGAGCGAGCTCTGCTGAGTAGTATTCTGCAAGGCCTTCCATAAGGCTCTCTAAGATAATACCCTCGGGGCCTTCCGGTATGGATTCCGCAGCGTAAAAGATTTGTATATCGTTTCGCTTGAGCTCTCGCTTGTAGATTGCGCTGTCGTACTTATTACGGGCAAAGCGGTCTGTCTTATAAACGACTACCGCCTCAAAATTCTTTTTCTTGGCGTCAGCAATTAACCGTTGAAACTCAGGGCGCTCATCGGTACGGCCTGAGATATGGCGGTCGCAGTATTCGCCGACAATGGTGAGGCCTTTTAGCTTGCAGAAGTCCGTGCAAACACGGAGCTGACCTTCAATACTTTGGTCCGTTTGTCTCGGACCCGCACTGTATCGTGCATAGATAACCGCTCGCAAGCTAACACCTCCTAAATATAATATCGTTGTGGTATTCCAAAAACTCCCTCTGAGGAGCAAAGCGTTCAGGCCTTATAATTTGATTGCCCTCGAGGCCTACGAGCCATTGGCGCGTAAATTCATTATAACTATATTCTTTTACTACATCTGATACATATATTATATACTTAGTATCAACTGTAATAAGGCCGCTGTCAAAAGCCTTATCGTAAAAGGTATTCAGTAAAAGCCCATTTGTCGGGTCCGTTCTCTCTGACGACGAGCGGCAAGTACGATATGGCTTAATATGACTCGCTGCCAGTAAGCGAGGCAAGGAAAGCCCAGAGATACAGCATTTATTATCGTAGGCCGCGAAAACCGCGGACCTGAAAAAGTGCCGCTCTCTGCTGACTTGCCTATGATTCGTAAGTGAGGAGATTGGCTTAGCCCCGTTGATAGGGTCTGCGTCAAATAGCGTAAGACCGGTTATCTGCTCTGCGAGGTAACTAAGATTGCCCCAGTCGTGCCTAAACTCTTCAAATATTATATAATCGCCCTTTGCAGCATGAGCGAGGCCCTTCTTTTGGGAGTTAGGGTCAATACGAGAAAAGTTTTGCATACGCATAACTAACGAGGCCAGAGAGTGAGGAAAGTTTTCAGCGACCTGCTGAATGAGCTTATTTGAGGCGTTGATTTTATTAAGTGGAATTATACAGTATAAGGCATACGCGACCAGTATGTCCTCTCTGCTCCACGGTACACGCTTAGTCATTCTTTTCCTCTAAGCTGAATGCAAAGCTCAAGAGCTCCATTCTGCGACGAACGTCAAGAGAGTTGTAGATTCTAAGAAGCTCCTGCTCCTCTTTAGAAGCATTAAGGCCGTTAGCAATATGTATCTCTCCGGAGTTTTGACCGATAACACCGTTATTGGCGCCTACGGTGCCGACGGTAACATTATTCTCCTCCCAGCCCATCAGGTAGGCAGGAGAAGTATCAAGAGCCTGCGCAAGAGACTCAATCATGGGGCGCCTGAGGTTAACAACAATACCCGTCTCATACTTATTTATAGTAGCTTTGGTCACGCCTACGCGCTTACCAAGCTCCTCTTGTGTCATATCAAGGTGCTTTCTGCGAGTGCGGATTCTATCTCCAATAGTAGTCATAGTATCGTGCTCCTTTCTTAAAGTATCTTAATTATATCATATATCGCGGAAAAAATAAATATTTTTTCGAAAAATTTTTCAAAAAAACTATTTACAAATCAAAAAATCCGCGTTATAATAAGTATCGTAACTCGCTACTTTGTGTCCGGACAACCCATTGGCAGTTATGAAATTCAGGTAAAGGAGGTACCGCATGAATAAAGCTTTGCTTAAAAGTGTTATGGCTGAATACGGTGACACACAAGCAACGTTGTCTGCAGCAATGGGGCTAAGCTTGTCAAGATTTAACGCAAAAGTCAACGAGCGTGACGGAGCGGCTTTTACGCAAACTGAGATGTCGTTTATCATTGAAAGATACTCTCTTTCTAATGATAAAGCAATGGCAATTTTTTTTGCCGTTAAAGTATCTTAACTCGCTACTTTATGAAGCCTGACACGCAACTTTATATTACTGCTCACGCTCGAGAGCATGTAATGCTTGACTGCTTATGTACCGCAGTTAAAGCGTTTTATAGTAACCCAATCAATCAAAAAGCCTATGAGGCTTGGAAAAATAATAAGGAGGCAACCCATGCAACAAATCACAGTAACGGTCGATATGACCCCCGAAAATCTTGAAATTTTGAAACAGCTTTGTCCTGCGTCTAATAGTGAAGTTAAGGTGCCTGAGACAAAGAAAACAACTAAGAAGGCAACTGAAAAACCTGCTCCTGTGGAGGCTGCCGGTACAGACGCGCCAGCTGAGACGATTCCCGAAGCCGAGGACAAGCCTGACGTATCGCTTACCGATGTAAGAGCGGTCGCGCTTAAGCTTTCCAAAGCTGGCAAGCAGGACGTACTCAAAGCCGCGTTTGAAAAGTTTGGCGGCAAAAAGCTCTCTGACATCAAGCCTGACGATTATCCCGCTTTGATGGCTGAGCTTACAAAGGAGGCTGGAAACAATGCCTGAGGCTCACGCTCTATTATCAGCAAGCGGCGCTCATCGCTGGCTTGAATGTACGCCGAGCGCACGCCTTGAGGAAACGTTTCCGTCCACCACTTCCAGCTATGCGGCTGAGGGCACGCTCGCCCATGAGCTCGCCGCTGCTTGTGCTCTTTACTGGACTGACCAGATAACAGAGACCGAATACGAGGAACAGCTTACTACTATTAAAGAAAATAAATGGTACACGGCTGACATGCTTGAGGATTGCATTGCCTATGCAAAGCTTATCCGTGACAAGTGGCTCAAGCTCAAAGAGACTTGCCCTGACGCCACGGTTATGATTGAGGCACAAATCAAGTATGAGGATTGGGCGCCCGAAGGCTTTGGCACGGCAGACTGCTTGATTCTCGCTGACGGATTCCTCGAGGTCCTTGACTTCAAGTACGGTAAAGGTAAACGCGTTGACGCGTTCGGTAACCCGCAAATGAGAATGTACACACTTGGCGCGTACAGCACGTATGGTCTCGTGTTCAACGTTGAGCATATTACCATGACCATTTATCAGCCTCGTCTTTCCGGTGTTATGAGCACCGACGAAATTATGATTGACGAGCTGCTTACTTGGGGCGAGGAATATGTGAAGCCGAGAGCTAAGCTCGCATTTGAGGGTAAAGGTGAATTTTGCCCGTCAAGTGAGACCTGCAAATTCTGCCGTGCAAAACAGCTTTGCCGTGCTCGTGCAAATGAGAATCTAAAACAATTTGATGAAGCTCCCGACGTCTTGCTCTTAACCCCTGAGGAAGCCGGCGAACTTCTTGAAAAGGCCGACGATATTAAAGCTTGGCTCGCAGACCTTGAAAACCTTGTTTTCGGTACCTTGCTCGAAGGTAACCCCGTTAAAGGCTGGAAACTGGTTGAGGGTCGCAGCAACAGACGTTTTGCCGATACGGTAAAGGTTGCGGAAGCTTTGAGAGCTGCCGGCTATGAGGAGGCTGTGATTTATAAGCCGAAGGAGCTTATCACGCTGACTCAAATGGAGAAAGACTTTGGCAAAAAGACCGTCTCCGAGATATTAGGCGAGCTTATTGTTAAGCCTGCAGGTAAGCCTACTTTGGCACCTGAGTCTGACAAGAAGCCTGCGTATATACCGTCTGAGGAGATTCTTAAAGCCTTTGATGAGGAGGACTAATCATGCAAAACATTTATACAGATAGAGACCGAGCGCAAGCTCGTCGCCTCGCTTGGCGCCGACTTCGCTTAACTGCTCTCGTCTCGATAGCTTGTAACTTAGTTATGCTGATTCTCGTTATCGTTTTACTTTGCACGAGAACAACTGCAGCAGATATGCCTAACGAGGTTGACCTGAAAGCGCCTGAAGTGACTGACGGCTATCTCGCGCCGCAAAGCTCGATTATTACTTGCGAGCTTAGGTCTGAGGTAGTACATGAGCCCATTTGCGCTGGCGAGTACATAATCACAGCATATTGTCCGTGCGTTAAGTGCTGCGGTATTTGGAGCGAGGACCACCCCTCAAGAGTAGGTACAGACTATATACAAAAGACTGCAAGCGGAACAATCCCGACTGAGGGACGTACCATTGCAGCAGACCCCGATGTTTTGCCGTTCGGTACAGTCGTTATCATTGACGGTCACGAGTTTATTGTTGAGGACCGCGGCGGCGCAATCAACGGCAACAGAATCGACATCTTTTTCGAATCCCATCAGGAAGCCCTAAATTGGGGCGTACAAACAAAAACTATTTATATTAAAGGAGAATAATTATTATGGCTACTACAACTCAAATCACCACCGGAAAGGTACGTTTTTCTTACTGCAATCTGTTCACCCCTCGCGCTATTCAGGAAGGCGCTCAGCCCAAGTACAGCGTGACCCTTTTGATTCCCAAGTCCGATAAGGCAACCGTCCAGAAAATCAAGGGCGCTATCGAAGCTGCCAAGGCCAAGTACCTTGCAAGCAACAACGGCAAGAAGCTGCCGGCAAATCTCAAGACCACCTTGCACGACGGTGACGGCGAGCGCCCTAACGGCGGCGAGTTTGGTGAGGAATGCAAGGGCTGCTACGTTATGACCGTAAGCTCTAACAATCCTCCTGTCCTCGTTCACGCGGACAAGACCCCTCTCACTGACGAGCGTGAGCTTTACTCCGGCTGCTACGGCCGCGCAATTATCAACTTCTATGTATATGATACTCAGGGCAACAAGGGTATCTCTGCCGGCCTTAACGGTATCATGAAGCTTTACGATGGCGAGCCTCTTGGTGGTGGCGTTGTGACTGACTCCGACTGGGACGACGACTGGGAGGACGATGACGACAACGGCGACGACGACCTCCTCGGCTAAGCGCTATGAGGACGTTAAGCATTGACATTGAAACATACAGCCCGTTAGATTTACGCCAGCATGGAGTCTATGCTTACGCTGCGCACCCTGAATTTGAGGTACTTTTATTCGGTTATGCTTTTGACGACGACCCTGTGCAAGTGATTGACCTTGCCTCTGGTGAAAAGCTGCCTCAGGAGCTCCAGAACGCGTTATATGACCCCGAAATCCTTAAGACAGCATTCAATGCGTCTTTTGAACGGACTTGTCTGAGCGCGTTTCTGGGCTCCGTGACACCGCCCGAGCAATGGAGTTGTACAGCAGTTTGGGCCAGAGAGCTTGGACTTCCCGCTACGTTGGAGTCCGTTGGTATCGTTCTCGGTTTGCCTGAGGACAAGCAGAAGCTTAAAACCGGTAAAGCTCTTATAAGATACTTCTCAATACCTTGCAAGCCTACAAAGACAAACGGCATGCGCACTCGCAACCTGCCACAGCATGACCCTGAACGTTGGGAGCTCTATAAAGAGTACAACATCGGAGACGTTGTGGCTGAGCGTGAAATCAGGAAAAAGCTCGCCCATTATCCTATCCTACCGAGTGAGCAAATCCTGTGGGAGCATGACCAGCGAATCAATGACCGTGGCGTCGGTGTTGACCTCGTTTTTGCTGAGCAAGCAATACGAATTGACGAAGTTATCAAGGCTCGTCTCCTCGATAACGCAAGAGAGCTCACGGGGCTCGATAACCCCAAGAGCACGGCGCAGCTTAAAGGCTGGATTGAGGACACGGCAGGTATCACGGTCGAAAGTCTTAATAAGAAGTCTATCGCCGGTGTAAGAGCCGACGCAGACCATGAGGACGTTGACCGCATGCTCGATATTCGGGCAGGCCTTGCAAAGACCTCAACTGAGAAATATAAGGCTATGCAGCGTACAGCTTGCGACGACCATCGAATCCGCGGCTTGACTCAGTTTTACGGTGCCAGTCGTACAGGCCGTTGGGCCGGTCGTTTGGTGCAAATGCAAAATTTGCCGCAAAACAAAATGCCTGACCGTGACCTCGATATTGCTCGTCAGCTTGTTCGCGCCGGAGACCTTACCACTATGGAGCTGCTTTTTGATGATATATCAGGAACGCTCTCTCAGCTAATCAGGACCGCCTTTATTCCACGAAAAGGACACCGCTTTATTGTGGCTGACTTTTCCGCGATTGAGGCTCGAGTGATTGCTTGGCTTTCAGGTGAACAGTGGCGCATGGACGTATTTAATACCCACGGCAAAATCTATGAGGCCTCTGCCGAGCAGATGTTCCACTTGCCCGCTGGTAGCGTTAAGAAGGGTGACCCTATGAGACAAAAAGGTAAAATCGCTGAGCTCGCCCTCGGTTATGGCGGCTCGGTTGGTGCCTTGAAATCTATGGGCGCTCTTGAGATGGGACTCGTTGAGGACGAGCTTAAGCCTCTTGTGAATAGCTGGCGCGCGGCGAATCCTGCCATAACAAAATTCTGGTGGGACACAGACGCGGCTGCCCGTAAGACTATTCAGACGAAAGTACCTACAACCCTACCTTATGATATGGGCTTTTTCAAAAAGGGGCCGCTGCTTAAGCTGAGACTCCCGAACGGTCGAGAGCTGAGCTACGTTAAGCCGGCAATCGTTGAGGACAGTATCACCTATGAGGGCAATATTCAAAGCTCTGGCGCGTGGGGCCGCATTGAATCCTATGGACCGAAGCTCGTCGAGAATATTGTTCAGGCTGTTGCTCGTGACTGTTTGGCTGAGGCAATTTGTAGGCTTGAAAATAACGGTTTTCCTGTTGTGTTTCATGTCCACGACGAAGTTATTTGCGAAGTACCCGAAGGCGTGAGCTCCGCTGAGGAGCTGAGCGCCATAATGTCTGAGCCTATCGCATGGGCCGACGGCTTGCCGCTTCGTGCGGACGCTTACGAATGCGAATACTATAGAAAGGACTAAACGCTATGAAAATCGATGTTTTTAATAAAGTTGTTAAAGAGCAGCTTTTGACCTGTGAGAGCTTGCTTATCGGCAAGGGTGAGGAATATGCGCCTGACGCCGTGGCAGAAAGCACGGTCGATAGATTGGCCCACTTTAAGAAGGCGGCCGCAATCGTAAACAATACGCCGAAAGCTGCCCTGCTCGGTATGCTTACAAAGCATTTGGTCTCAGTCTCTGATATGTGTACTGACGGAAAACAGTATACCACGGAGCGCTGGACTGAGAAAATCACAGACAGCATAAACTACTTGCTCTTGCTTAGAGCTTTGGTTGAGGAGGAGCGCAATGGACAGAATTGAGATTAAAGTATTAAATCCCGAGGTTATCGCGGAGTCTGAAAAGATGATGGTCTGCGCTGCTCGTCTTACTCAGCGCGGCCATGCAATCAAGACCATGCGTGACTTTATGGACTTGTACGATAAAGAGTATAAGCCTGAAACCGCAGCGGCTATGACAAAGCTACCTCACCCGACAATACAGAAATTCGGGGCGATTAACGTGGTTATCGTTGGCGCTTCCCGTAGATTCTTGGCTCAGATAACTCGCCATCAGAACGAGGTCAAGTTTATGTCTGCCTCGCTCCAGTATAGCGACTACTCTAACAACGCGGAGGCTGCGGACTTCGTTGTACCGTATAACCTCTTAGCTGAGCCTACACAAGCCGCGTATCTTTCTCAGTGCAAGGCCTCAATGCAGAAGTACAAGCTCTTAGTTGACTACGGTCTGGATAATGACTCAGCCGGCTATTTGGCGCCGCAGAGTTTAAGGAATATCCTTATCATCAGTGCAACGCCTTATCAGTGGAAACACATGATTAGCCAGAGAATCTGCCGCCGCAACACTCTTGAGACTCGCTACGTTATGCTGAAAATCTGGGAAGCTCTTTACGAGCTCTCGCCTGAGATGTTTGCTTGCGGTCCGTTCTGCATGTCCGGTCCTTGTAAAGAAGGTAAGATGACCTGCGGCGCTCCGCTTGCTAAGGATATGACCCCGACCGACATTATTAAGGCAGATTTTCCTCTGCTTATGAGGGAGGTCGAGCCTGATGAAAATTAAGCTTATCGACTTCGGGGCGCCTGAGAACAGGCTGCCAATGAGAGCCCATGATAACGACGCAGGCGCTGATGTGTTTGCGCCGTTCAGCAGGACCATTTACCCCGGTCAAGTATTTAAGATTCCGCTCGGCTTTGGCGTGGAGATTCCTGACGGCTACGTTGGGTACATATTTCCGCGCAGCAGCTTGAGTGCAAAAGGTATCGTCTGCGAGCTGCCGCCGATTGACAGCGGCTATCGCGGCGAGATTCACGCAGTCGTCTCCAATGTAGGCAATGACGGCTACGATATTAAAGAAGGCGACCGTATAGGCCAGCTGGTGATTATGCCGGTTGTCGTCGCCGACTTTGTAACTAATAAAGATGAGAGAGGCTGCGGAGCATTCGGAAGCAGCGGAAAGTGAGGTCAACATGCGAATTGATAAAGATACCTATTATTTGAATATCGCGGAAGCTGTGGCCTCACGCTCTACCTGCTTACGTAAACAGTACGGCGCGGTTATCGTTAACAACGACGAGATTATCGCGACCGGCTATAACGGAGCCCCACGAGGCGAGGCTAATTGCTGTGACGCCGGTACTTGCTACTGTCGCACGCATAACCTCCCCGTGAGTCCTGACTCCGCAAAGCATGGCGAGCAGTACGGCGCTTGCGTCGCTGTTCACGCCGAGCAAAACGCCATTATCTCTGCTTCGAGAAAAGATATGCAAGGAGCTACCTTATACCTTGCTTGTCTGTCAGAGGGCGTTGACCCTATCCCTTGTAATATCTGCGACCGTATGATACGTAACGCGGGTATTGCAAGAGTAGTCACGAGGGCTGGTACCTTTTAATGCCAGCCGCTCAGACTCTCGCCTATGACGGCGTAGTAACGATTGCGGTAGGTAGCTCGCGTCGTTGCACGCAATGGCAAAATAAAGAAATGCTTTGGTCCGAGCTTGCGAAAAGGCTTGAGGTTGTTACACGTACGCAAGAATCCAAAGAGGAGTATAAGAGACTGCCCAAGGCTAAGCGCGACGATATTAAAGACGTCGGCGGCTTTGTTGGTGGTACCTTGCGAGGCGGTAGACGTAAGGCTGACGCAATCTCTCAAAGACGTCTTATCACGCTTGACATGGACTCGGTCCCTGTCGGTGAGGACCCGTGGCCAGCTTTTGAGTTAGTCCTCAACTGCGCGGCCGTGCTTTATAGCACCCACTCTCACACGACCAGAGACCAG